AAAAGTAGATGTATTAATTACAGTATCACCTGTTAGTGTACCTCCTAATGATACTACACCACCTTGATTTATTAAACCATTATTAAATGTATTACCTGATGGTGTACTTGATTTTAATATTAAGTCACTATCAGTAGTACCAGTGGCATACCAATATTCTTCATTAGCTATATTTACAGTTAAACCAATATGTCTTAGACCCTGAATTATTGTGGTATTAACATGAGTTATACCTGTATAAGGAATATTATTTATTGGATTTAAATATTTATTTTCAAGTGGTTTACCAACATTAACTTGTATGTTATCATTTAATATAATTGCCATTATCTATTTTAGTTTTATCTATTTTTTATTTATATTAACTGTTTCTAAATTGTACTGTTGTATCAACACCTGCCACTTCTGAAATATAAAAATCATAATCAACTGCAGACCACAATCCTGTCGGTGAGTCAACACTTATATTTTCAATACGTACATATTTTTCACTGGTAGGTGAACTAGATGCAATTGCACCAGTACTTAATACTGTCACAAACCAAACTGTTTTATTTGTTGATGTAGATGGAATTGCAAGCCATGTAAATTCAGTTCCTGAAGTATTAAATGGAACAGTTACAGTACCACTACTTGTAACAAGACTTTTAGTTGCACCATTTAATAATGAGCTACTAGGCACAGGTTTAATTGAACTAGTATCATAAAATATTGGATAAATACCTGTTATTACAGGTGCACTATCACTTACAGTACCGGGTGCTAATGGAGAACCAAATGCATTGTCATTCGAATCTAATGGTTGTATTCCTGCATCATAAGTAACTCCTACTGATTCATTATTTGCTCCAAGTAGGACTTCATAATCAATTAAAGTAATTGTTTGAGTATCATTAGTAGATGTTACTGTATTTGCTGATATACCAGTAAAGCTATATGAGTTAGGTGCACCCGATCTATCTCCTTGTCTTGTTGTTGATTGATCAGTAGTGAGATTTATATCTCCTCTATCAAAATTAGCTGTGTATATTATATTTATTATAGAACCAACTTCTTGTGTATTATTTACATTTTCTGTTAAATTAACAGATGGTGCAACAAATAGAGGTGTAAATACTGTTATTAAAATATCTTGTAAAATCTGTGAAAGAGTTCTTCCACTTATTACTGCACCAGTTCCTAATGCACCTACAGCAACATTAGTTGGTGATGCACCTGTATATGGTTGTCCAGAACCAACTAATAGTCCATCTACATAATCTTTATTTACAGCTTGTGTACCACCTGTTATACCATTTGCTGGATCAAGTAATAATTCTCCAAACAAAGTTAAGGTATTACCCGATGCTTGTTCAAATTTATTATCAGAAAGATTTAGTTTTGTTTTAAATGCCATATTAAATAGTTTTTTCTTTTATATAAATAGTTTTTTTTTAATTAATAATTATATTTCACTATGGTGAATATGAAGTTACATTCCAATTAATACCATTATATTCAAATGTTATTGATCCATAATCTGTGTTAATAAATGCTGTATTATCACCGTTGATATTTTTTCCATTACCAATAATTTCTATATTATTAATGTTTGCATTTCCTAAACCATCAGTAATTGTTATTTTACAACCAGTTTGTGGATTAGTTTGTAATGTATAACCAGTTGAACCTGATGATATATAATGTGAATCTATTGCATTATCTGGTATTGTTGCAACAGATAAGATTGTAGTAATAAATGTATTTCTAAGACCATTACTAAATATTACAATATTATCACCACTAGTAGTAACACTTGTAGTACCACTACCTATAATACTTCTGAATCTTGGATTTCTAAAAGCATCAAATTCCTTAAAAATTTTACCTAAGCCACTACCTACATGTGAGATTGTGAAATCTAAATCAAATCTTTGATTTGATATATTCCAGCCAATACCAAGACCAGCAAGAGATGCACCATCCACATCAATAGTAGTTCCATTTATGTCAATACCAATCCCACCTATATATGTTATTGGTAATGATAATGCAACCCATTCAATTGCTGTTGATCCCACATCAATAGGGTCTGGTGTTATAACAACCCAAAGTGTAGCATTATTTGTTGCTCCACTAACTACCGAAGTAAATGCACCTGAGACTATTTCACCATTAACATCAAAATCTAATGACCTACTAAAAGTAGTTGTACCTGTAGAGTATACATAAATTCCATTATCATTTTTATTTGTCTGATTTTTTACTAAAACTCTATCATCATGATTAAGATTATATCCATCAATTGTAGTATCTGATGATCCATTAGTTAAATCAATTGGTATAATAGTAGCAACTTGTACAGCCTGTCTTACACTTAATCCACTTGCTACTGAGTCTACATAAGCTTTATCTACTAATGATCTAGGTTGAAATGTGGGTGCATAATTTGCAGCATATCTAAGACCAAATTTGTTTGTAGTATCATCTTCAATTATGAAACTACTTGTACCACTAAAAGTAATATTAATATTGCTAGGTGCAATATAATTTTCTAAATCAACAGTAATAGTATTACCAGTAATATCTTGAGGACTAATACCTTGACCAGCACTTAATGCACCTGAACTACCAAGAGCAACGTCTAAGTAATCACCAACAAAAAGATATGCTTCTATAAATGCAGGTCTTAATGCAGATACATTATATCCTGCAGGTGGGTCTTGAACAAATAAAACTCCACTATATGGGTCTAAATTCCAATTAATTGAATCGAATTTAGTAATTACAGTTGTACCATTTGTTTGTAATAGTACTGGATCGTACTCAGTAGTACCATCATTTTTTAATGTACCATATAGAGAAGGCACAATTTGAAGTTTACCTAAAGCTTCATATAAATATGTACTATTTGCAAATATTGCAGATAATGCACCTCCATTTGAGCTATAATTTGAAGGTAATTTTAACCTGTAACCCTGTGATTGATTTATTCCAATTTCAGTATCGGGAATTAAGTCTATTTCAAATCTTATTTTTTCAATAATACCATCGGTGCTATATAAAGCACTTAGACCACCATTTGTTAAAGGTAGTGGATTAACAGTCTCACCAAATATTGTTGTATATGCAATCTGTAAATTTGAAGAAATACTTTCCTCTGTTGATGCAAATCCAAATTGTGTATGTGCCTTACCTGATAATTTTTTGAATGATATGGCATTCTTATTTATGTCTACTAATGGCATATTATATATTTGTTATTGTTAAATTATTGATTTTTCTAGTATAACCATTCCCTACACGAATTCTAGTTATTACAATATCATCTATTGCTACTCTTGGTGTTGTTGAAAGAGTACAACTTACAGTAGTAATACTTCCTGAATGTGATATAGTTAAATTAGCGATACCTTCTGGATTACCAGTTGATGCAAAAGGATTTGACCATTCATGAGTTGTACCATTTGATCTTTTTATTAAAAATTCAAATTTAATATTATTACCTGATGGTGTTCCTAAAATACCACCATTAGTTAGAAAATTACTAGCATTACCAGTTAAATGATTTATTTGGAATGTTAGTGTTGATTGAGTTGTAGTATTTATAGATTTAAATTTTCTATAATGATTTCTTTCTCCTGTTGCCGAAGTATAATTTACATTAGCTGCTGGAGTATTTGTTACATCAGCAAAATTACCAAAAGGAATTCCATATTCAGAAGCCAATAATGATGAATTTGGGTAATATAATGATCCATTTAATACTAAAAGACCAGTGTTATATTGCGAAGTAGCACCAACTAGACTTTGAATACCATCCCAAGCATATGCAGTACTATTTATATTTGCATATAATAAAGGTGAATAATCTCTATCTTGTAATCTATTTACTTCACCTGAAAAATTTTCATTTTTTAATGTACTAGTATCAATTATATTATAAATTAGAAAACCTGATCTGTTAACAATACCACCATTAAATGCTTTTACACTAAAAGGGTGTTTGATATCTATATTTGTTCTTAATTCACCACTATTTGTTAATGAGCCAATAACCGTAGTTACATTAATAGGTAATACAGATGTAATATTAATATCAGTATTTTGAGGATTAGTTGTTGTGTTTAAATTAGGTAATTGCTGTGAAGTACCAGTTAAAATACCTGCTCCTACTATAGAATTAGAAGTTGGATTACCTAGATTATTTCTACTTGGATATGTTATTGCTGTTGCTGAATTACTATAAACGTTTTTATATACATTACTTGCTATAGCATTATAAGTTACATTACCACCAGTATGATATTTTACTCCAGAAATATTTCTACTTCCTGTTAAACTAATATTATTAAATGTTTCAGCAGATAATGTGATTGAACTTGATTCAGAATCAAATATCCATCTACTAAAATTAGTTGTTCTATTAAATGTAACTCCACTATGTATAATTCTTAAATAATTATATCCTTCATTAAATATATTATTTGGAATATAGTAAGTACCTGTTCTATATAATAATCCAGCAAAGTTATTTCCATTATCAAACCTAACTGGTCTTGCCTGACTTAAATTTAAATATGTTCCTGATGTTGCACCTGTATCTGATTGAATATCTATTGTTTCAATAATACTACCATTTAATTCTACTTGTATTAATCCTACATTTCCATCTTTAAATGCATTTGGTAAAAATGGTATTCCACTAACGCTTCCAGTAACACTATCATTTAATATACCTGTAACATCATTCTGTGTTAGACCTTTTTGATTACCACTAATTAAATAAGTTCCATTTACATTTATTGGTGAACCATTACCTGCTGTTGATGCATTAGTATATCCAGAAATAATATTACTAGTACCAAATGATAATTTACCAGATACAAATGATCCTGAGCTTGACTGATCTGTTAATATAATTGGTTGTGAAGGTGCTAATAATAATAATAACTCATTAATATCGTCTACTGCATCTGCAACTGTTGTTGTTCCAGTAAAAGGAAATAAGCCATCACTATACGTCCCATCACTAGGTATACCTAGTGCGCCACCATTAGATGAAATAGTAATTACATTACCAGAAGTTACTATGTCTACTCCACTACCACCAGATAATGATCTTAAAAAACTAGTACTACCTGTACTTGCAACTTGATTATATATTAGTCCAGTACCACCACTTAAATTAGTTATAAATCCAGCACCACCACCTGCACTATAAATGATTGTTCCTCCGCTATAAGTTAATGTTGCACCATCAAAAGGATTACTTGCATCAACAGGAACTCCTGCAATTACTAATCCACCAATTATTTTTGCAAAGTTAGTTGTACCTGATAATGATAAAGTATCACCACTTTGTTGTTGAAATTGTAAATTAGCTAATCTTGGTCTAGTAAAAAACGTCATATCTATATCTATATTTTTAAGTAAAAACCTCCATAACAAAAAGCCGTTATGTGTTTTAAAAAAAATGGTTAAGTATAATTTAACCATTCATATATAAATACAGAATTATGATTTCAAAAGTAGTAGGAAATAAAAAAACCCACAAGATTTCTCTCATGGGTTTTAATTATTAATAAAATATAGTTGCGAGTACAGGACTCGAACCTGTGTAAACCTTATAAGGGACTCCGTGCTTATGAGACAGGTGAGATGCCACTTCTCCAACTCGCAAATCTTTACTTAGTTACGTTACAAAAGTAAGAGGCTTCACTAAGTCTGTAATATTGTACCTCCAAGTTTGAAAATTTTCAGGGACAAGGAGGAATAAATTTAGTGGAGAGAGAAGGATTTGAACCTACGACCACCCCCTTTTATGGAGGCACTCTACCGGACTGAGTTACCTCTCCAAATTTAAATAAGCCTGAGAATACAGCTATAAACACGAACCTTTCAGAAGATTATAATAAGCCAAAGCTCTTCCTTCTTTATCCACTACAGTTTCCCATAGTAATCCGTGATTGCAAGTAAATTACGTCAACCAATCGTATCGTTAAAAGTTTCTTCTGCTACTTCATATCTACTCTACTTATTTCAAAGCAAACTAAGGAGATGCCCCCAATAAACATCAGTAACACACATTCAGGCTTGCGACCATTATGCCCCGTCTTAATAACGAGTTTTGCAACTTTAGCTTCTAACGCTCTAGCACTTATGCTGTTTATGTACCATAATAGATTAAGAGTCTACTGCTAAATTTAATTAGCTAATTTTTATCTCATCGGAGTCTAGAAGTTGTGGCTAGAGAGTAGATTTCTACTTTTTGAATAGAAAATACTACACAACTTCCTGTGAGTACCACCTCACCGTTTCAAACCCTCCATCGCTTATCAATAGGACGAATCCTTTGTTTCACGTTATGGTTTAAGTTTTTCAACTGATTACCGCCCTACATTGTTGGTACAATTATGGACTATAACCTTACACTTATTTTTATTCTATTTTCATAGTCAATCCCGAATTCCTTACTTCGGAATCACTGCCTCAGTTAACCGCTAGGCGCACCTGAATATCTTAAACAGTGAATAGTGTATTGCTTACAAGTATTATATTTCTATAATCGACCTAATAGATGTTAAGAACTCTACTAAATCTTTATCCTCGTTTCCGAGTTTATCTTCCCATAAAAGGGCTTTTTCTTCCGAAGAAGAATAGAGAATATAAGCATCCTCAAATATTTTTATTTAATATGTCAAATTTTTAATTGCTGTACTTCTTTTAAGTACGATGCAAATCTAATTCTTTTTTTCTTTATTACAAAATGTTTTTAACTTTTTTAAAAAATAAAATTGTAATGAATAATTATAAATACGAATTAATTTATTAAAAGTTACAAAAAAATATAATATTTTATTTTTTAATGTTCGAGCTATTTTTACTACTCATTTCATTAAGTTGTTTTCTAATATCACTTTCTGATTCAGAAGATATCACAAATTTACTTAAATTTTTCATTTTTGCAAACTCATCCCTCATATTATCTTGTAATATATTGATATTTTTTTTCTGTTCTTCATTAAATACCTCATTTACAATTGGTTTAATTTCTACTTCTTTTTTAGGTAATTCACTAACTTCTTTTTCTTCCGCTTGATTTGTTGCAGTATCGCCACTAATAGTATCTTTATAGTTTACTAAGTCTCGTCCTTCTTTATTTGCATCCATATTTCTATTCATGGCTGCAATCTTTTCACTCAACTTATCAATTTGACCATCAGTAGCAATATTTGGTTCATCATCTTCATAGTCGCCCTTTTTATTTCGATAAGAGTAATCACTATCTCTCACAACAATTTTTACTGAATCATTATCGAATATAGCATCTTCAAATTTCTGACCATCTGCAGCAAATCTAGCTTTAAGTATTGCAATATTGGCAAGTCCTGCTCTTTTTTGTTCAGATGTTTTAGCAACAGACATTAAAAAATGTGTTTTTTGTGCTCGTTTAATACTTCCACCCATTTGTGCAGTACCTATAAATTCACTAGCACTACCATCATTAGAGTTACTTCCTAAACCACTTCTATTTGCCTGTATTGCAGTCCAACAAGGTATATTATAATCAGATGCAATTCCTTCAAAAGCTTTAATAATACCCTCTTCTGCTTTATTTTGATCGAAATATTTCTCATGTGGTTCAACACAATCTATATAATCCAAGGCAAGTAAATTAAAACTTATACCCCACTTTTTCTTATATCGATCCATCCATTGACGTATCTTAGGTATAGTGATACCTTCTTGAGGGAATTTCTTTATAATTAACTTACCTAAGTTTCCATTATTTTGATAATCTTTGACACGCCTTCCGACAGATTCTAGATTATCATTCATCTCGCTTAGTTTAGTATCAGACCATATCGCAAAGTGCTTACGTCTAATTTCATCTTCAGTGTCTTCAAATACTACATGAAGAACATTTTTACCTAATGAATGAGCTTCATTTGCAATTTTAGTTAATGCTGTTGATTTACCAACTCCAGTACCAGCAAGTATGATACCAATTTCACCTTTGCCTAGACCACCACCCATTAAATTATCAATAGCTAGTATTCCAGTTCCAATTGGTTCTCTAAAATTTACTTGTAAGGCTCTTTCAATATCATGAAAAATCTCAATACCTTCATCTTCATCACTACCAATATCACTAATTCTTTTAGTCTTTTGATCGATTTTATAATTTATTTCATCAGTCAAGCCATGTTTAATATTTGACATTATAAATGCAGCAAGTTCATGATATTCACCTTGTTTTATGAAATTGTATACAGATTTTTGTACTGTATCACCATCATAGTCTAGGTTTTTATTTAAAACCCTATCATTCCAATTTTTAATGTTCTGAGCAATACCTAATAATATTTCTTCATCTACTGGATTACTTACTTGTTTAAATTTAGTTATTGCATGAAAGATACTCTTATTTTGTAAGTTTGGTGTTTTACCATATTCATTAAAATATTCTCTTAATACAGTAAAAAATCTTCTATGGTTAGGATCATCAAAGTATTCAGTCTTAAGAAATGGAAATATTTTATTTCCAAAATCAGGTTCAGTTAATATTTGCCATAACACTTTTAATTGATAGCCACTTCCAAGGTAGCCATCAATTGTATGCTCTTCTGTCATTATAAAAATTGATTAAAATGTTATAAATAAATAAGATTTTTAATTTTGAGTCCTATCATTACGTTTTGTGTTTTTTATGAAATTAGGATCACCTATTTTTTCCAACATCATATCTCTTCGTTTATTTGAAAATTCTCTGATTTGGTTTATATGTAAACCATAGGCGTATATTAAATCATAGTCATCCCACATGTGTGATATATCTTGATTTTTCAATTTAAGATTAATTTCTTGAGCGATATCATCTACAGTCTCACTTAATTCAATTGAAAATCTTGATGATGGATTATACCCTTCGACATAAAAATCTCTTTCAACAATAGGATTATTATTAATATATAATCCAAATTTAAATTGAATTCCTGTATATGTTTTACCATTAACAGTTTGATTAGACCTTTTCTTAAGTTTTAGTTTTTCATTAAAAGGTTTACCATTAAGTTTAGTGTGTTCAATTTCAGTTAAATTTTTGTAGTACTCAAGAAAATCGTAACTAGTTTGACCAAAGTCAATCTTATGTGAGATATTTCTTCTTGATAGTGCTTTTTGTAATCTTACTATAATTGAAAATATATCTTCTCTAATATCTACTGAGTAGCGAACTACAGGATTAAATACATCTGCTGAAAACAGAGTTTCAATTATTGTTTCGTCATCTTGGTATAAACCAAATTTAAACATATTTTCGTGTTCTTTATTTTCCATCTTAATTTATTGTTTTGTTATGTACTTCAAATATAACTCAAATATTTCACTAAGTCAATCATTTTAAATAAGCTTTCGCTTTATTTTTAAATAATTTTTATAGTTCTGTTTTTCATTCATGATTACAGGATAAAATGGTTCAATATAGTTAACAAATGTCCCACCATATACAGATAAAAATTGATCTTCATTCATCATGATTAATAGATTCTTTGAATTTCTATCTTCGTCTGATAATGGCATTTCCATTTGTGCTAGTTCTTCTTCTGCTTCTTCATTTAAGAAAGGTTCAGAAAGATTCATTAGCCTATGGTTAATCTTTAATCTTTCGATATTCGAAAGTAGATTTTCAAATGCTTTAAGTGGTTTTTTCTTGTTTTTAACTCTTTCCTTATTAATTTCATCTGCTTTTTTACAGATTTCTCTCACTGTAAATTGCTTAAATTTCATTTCAGGAAAATGTTTAAGTAATGTAGTCTCCTTAATTCCTGCTATACCAGCTAAATTATCGGATGTATCACCTTCAATTATTTTTATTGATAATGCATTTTTATAGTGATAATCAAATTCAAAAAAGAAATTAGTTTTATTAATTGGATTTTGAATATTACCAAACTTAATTGTAATATCATATTCTAATAATTGTAAAAAATCTCTATCATTTGTATAAAGAGTAATATCTTCATCATTTGACTTTTCAATCACATATGCAGCTATTAAATCATCTGCTTCAATACCTTCAACTTCTATTTGTCTTATGAATAGGTCTTCTGCATATGATTGAATTCTTTTTCTTTGTTTTAATAAAGACTGTTCTTTATATTCTTCTCTTTTTATTTCAGCATCAGATAATTCAATCTTAACATACCATTTTTTATTCTTACGATTTGCTTTATATGCTGGATCAATAACATGTCTTTGTATTCCACCATTTTCACCATCCCAAGCAAGAATAACCTTATTAGCTCGATAATCTCTTATAAGCATTCTAAGTGTTGTCATAAAAGAATATAAACCACCAATATGCCCATAGCTATCAGTATATGTATCTTTAGCTCCACTAAAAGATCGCTTTAATAAGTATGATCCATCAACTAATAAGGTTCTTGTTTTCACTTAATTATCTTTCTCGTTTTCAAAGTCATCCATTAATTCTTGATTACCTTTTTTTAATGAATTAACTTTATCTTCTAAATCATCATGATTAAAGTCAGTTTCTTCATCCACAATATATTTATTTTTTATATCATCTGCTGTAAGATTTTCTTCTTTTAAAACATCTCTAAAAAATTTAATATGTTCTTTCTTATATGCTTCCTTATCTGCAGATTCTATACCAATAAATCCATGCGGAGTTGATATTACTTTCCCTTCAAATGAGATACCACCAAGATCACCATCAATTTGATTTTTCTCAACTCTTATCTTAGTTTCTACACCATAAGATACATCACGACCACCAAAAGTAGCTGCAATTTTTTTAGTACCATGTGACTGAATTCCACCATGATGAAATATTAATCTAGCACCATAAAATAATGCTTCACCACCCTTATGTTTAATAACACCTGCACCTTGCATAGAATCAATCCATATTTTTTGTACACCAATCATTGTATTTGTATATGGTTTATCAATCTTTCTAGACCTTGGTATTCTACTATTTACTAAGTATTTAAATGATTTCTCAAATGCACCAGCATTCCACATATTATTGTCATTGGTATTCTTTTCATGTGCATTAATTGTTTTAATACAATCTAATGTTCCGAAAGAATCAACAGCGAATAATAAATCAAAAGGTAATTCACCTGCATCTTGTAAATCTAAGAAATGATGAATACATTCTGCCATATCTTCAATAGATGCTTCATTACGGCTTTTGTCATGATTTTTACCAAAATTCTGCAATAAAAAATCATTATCTACATAAATATAAAAACCTTCATTTTCCTCATCTCCTAAATCAAATCCCATTTTTTCTAAACGAGATAAACTTAAGTTATTTTCAGTATCAATTATTATTGATAATACACCCTGTTTTTGTGCGCCAACTATTGCTTCTGATAATGATGTTGATTTACCAGTATTTGAAAATCCTCTTGTAAGGGAAACATAACCCATTGGAAATCCATCCATTCCTGTTTGGTCTTTAAATGCTTTTGAGCATTTTAACCATCTTAATGGTTTGTTAGAGATATTCTCACTATTTGTTTTTTTCTTGAAGTCTGATAGAGAAAAGCTTTTTTTTACTGTTGGCTTTCTAGCAGCTTGATTTGTTGGAGTTTTACCCATTATATTATATTTTTTTATTGTAAAATATTATTGTTAAAAAAAGGTGGAAATTATTTTCCACCTTTTTAAAAAAAATCTATAGTATATTAAAATGGTAAATCATCATAATCATTATCTGAGTCATTATCATATTGTTCTACAATAGCAGGTTCTAGTTCTTTTTCTTGTTCTACAATACCACCACTTATATCTAATGAATCATCTTTATACTCACCTACATCTTCTTTAGTGACATTATTAATGTTTACATTATTATATGAATTTGCAACAACATCTGATGCTCTCTCTACTTTTCTCTCTACGTTGTCAGTATTTGAACCAAGCGAAGAATCTCTATTGTTCATCTTTTCTTGTTTTTCATAATCTCTAGGATCAGGAAAAATCCACTTCTTGTTGCTCTTATCTGAATCGTCCCAATATGGATCAGTACCTTTTGCAATACGATCTAAATATTCTAAATCTGTTAATTCGGGAGCACTAGCAGGTTTAAAAACATCTCTCCATGTCTTATTATCACTTAACCACTGATTACGAATTAATTCGTCATCGGCTAGTAATGTTGCACCTTTCGCCATTATGTTTGATACATCTTTAAATTTCACACTTGATCCCGGAATTTGGTTATCGACAACGCTAATAATTAAGTCAGTACCTTTTAATGGATCAGCAAAATCAACTTGTGATTGTTCCACAAAATTCTGCAATGCCGGCATTAATTTATCATAGATACCTTGTTTCTTAAAATTGTGTTTAAATCTCCAAAATTTAACACCATCACCAGTGCTGTTTCTATCAATACCCCTAACAATATAGAATTTTTTAGCATCAAATGACATAGCATCTCTATAGATTCTATCATTATTTTTTTTAATATCTAATTGTTTGGTATTCATATCTTCTTTTTTTACTTTACGAAGAGATTGATCCTGTTTAGCAAGTTCTTGATCCCTTTTATCACAAATAGGACATGGTGCTGGAATCATGAATGGTTTACCATCTGCATCAGTAACTACATTTCCTTCTTTATCAAGTTTTGCAACTTCAGGATCGTTATGTCTTGGACAATAAATTTTTCTATATCTCTTACCATCTGTAGAATTAGTTTTTACAGCATGAAAAAATGCAGTCTCAACGTGTTTACGACCAGCTAGTGGAGGTATAATTCTAAAAGTTTCTTTATCTCTTCTTGGGGTAAAATACCTAGCGAGGATTTCTTCTTTACTAAGTTTTTTTGGTTTACCATCACCTTGGGTTTTGTAATCAGCGAATAAGGCTTTCGCTGCATCAAGTGCACCACCTTGTGGTATACTTGAATTTTCATTTGAATTTTCCATTAATTTTTACACTTTTTATTTAAACTTCAATTGTTTTCTTTTTTATAATTCGTTAAGAAACACAATACTACGAATTAATTTTTCAATTGTCAATCTTTTTTAATTTTTCACTTAAAATATTTTCACTTTTTTTATTTTCACTTCAATTCTTCTACTTTAAATACATCAAAATATATTTTTTTTATTAAAAATTTAAACTATTTCAGTTGATGTTACAGTGAAATTTATTGGTTTTTTTACATCGTAAAGACTACCACTAGACATTTTAACTTCTAAGAAATAATCTTGAGGAATTAACCATGATGTATCTAATAAAAACTCATATCCTGCTGTAGTTCGATCAGCTTTAGTAAATGGAATTACTTCTATCTGATGATTCACATCTTGCTTTACAAATAATCTATATTCAATATCTAATGGTAAGTTGTTATTTTGGTCTTGGTAAAGTTGCCTAGCATCAATTAATATTCTTCTAGTATTACTAGCTTGTATTTGTTCATTTGAACTTATGCCTATAACATTGAAAAAATAATTATCAAAATTTATTCTTTTAGATAAATCAAAATTTAAATATTGTTCTCCGTTTATTAGATAAAATTGTTGAGTAATATTTTTATTAATTCCATTAACAGTAATATTCCATATATCATTAAAAATTACTTGATCTGGATATTCTAAACTAGAAACAGAATAAGATACTTTATACACTCCCTTTCTTATTTGTTGAATAGTATTTCCTGTTAGTATGTTAATTTCACTTCCTTCATAATCATTGATAGTCACACTATTTACAATAATGTCAACACTTTTACCACCTGCATTAGCATATAAGTAAAGATTATTATTCTTATCCATATAAAAATACTCTCTATCATCCTCTATAAGATCGTTAACTATAGTTTCGACATATGGTTCATAAAAAGTAGGAGAGTCCTTTACATGGAATGCTACCGCTTGTCTTTGAAGTGTTGTAGTTGTTTCTAAATCATTAGTAAATTTAATAGCTAATCCAAATGTTGTTCCTGTAAATCCTGTTACCCCTGAAACAAATATTCTTGAGTTTATATAATCAGTTATATCAACTTTAATATCTTCACTACCATCCTGAAAATCAATGGTTTGTAAAATAGTTGACCCACTATTAATACCTCCTTCAGTTGACCATTCTACACCTGTTTTTCTTTCAAACCAATTAGATGCTTGTCTTGGTATGCTAGGAAATTCTTCTTCAATATAAATAAAATCATATCCATTACCTTCGTCCCAATCTTCTTCAACATTATAAAGTTCCAAAGTAAAACTAGAGGCACGTTGTGTTTCATTATCAGCATATCTAGTTCCAACTAATTCAGGTATAAATCTAATAGTATTAGTTAAATTAAGATAATGAGATTGTATTAAATTAGGATTTAGGAAACCAGAATTTAACTTATCTACTAGTGGTTGTAAATCAATATCAAAAATAAATCGTGAAACCTTTTCTTGTAAAGTTCCATAAAAAATTTCAGAAACTGGGTTTTGAGAATTGTTAGTTCTATTATCTTCAATTAGTGTATTATTTTTTTTAAAATATGATCTAAATCTACCCATTATAATATTTTATTATAAATACTTATTGATATATATTATAAACTATTATTGTCAATATATTCTTGTAGTACTATTGTTGCCTCAGTGAATTCTTTTCTCTCATCAAGAATTTCGTCCATTTGACCATCTTGAGTTAATGATACAATTAAAAACATTTTATTACCACTACCCATTGGTTGTTCCACTATTCTAATACCATATTCACTATTTGGATTATTAGTTGGAACTAAATTACCATTTCCATTATCTGATAATCTAAATTCCTCCATATTTGATTCATCCATACCACCGTAATTATTCATCCAATTTGAAACACCTGAGTTCATCTCACTTTTCCATTGACTAAATCCTTGATTTCCCTCAATATTCCAAAATTTACCATCATTAGTTAATATTCCCTCAGCACCCCACTTGTTAATAAATTCTTGTTTCCATGAAGTAATTGTTTCAGGTCTTAACATAACACTTGAAGTCATTGGGTCATTAGGTGAGGGTAGTTTTTCACCTAATAAATTAGGGTCATTAGGATCAATATTCTGAATTTCAATTGAGTTGACATTTGAATCTTCATTGATATCGTCACCTAATTTCTTTGGTGCATAATCATCAACCCAATATTGTGATGGGTCTAATAATACATTTGCACTATTATCACCTTGATTTTCTTCAAATTCTATTCCATCTAATTCTTCTTCTTCTTGATTTTCTTCAAATTCTGGTTCTACACCTGCTTCATCTTCCATATCACCTAGTCTATCATAGTAATCTGGAATTTCAGTCAAATGATCCATGGTAATTTCAAGTGCTTCTCTAGGATTACTAGTGTGTTCCATTTCGATTTCTAAACCTTTTAGAATTTGAATAGAATCAAAATCAGTTGGTTCTGCGCCATCTCCTACACCGCCAACCAATATTTCATCATTCTGATCTATTTCTTCTTCAAATTCTTCTTGCATTCTAAATCTAGAAAGATCAACATTAGAACCACCACTTTGACCTGAAGAATATGATTTTTCAATTGCATTTAGAATTACCATTCCAATTTGTCTTGGCTTAATTTCTTCTTCACCTGCTTTTACTGCACGTGTATTTACCTTTGTTAATAATTTACCAAAATCATCTCCAAACTTTTGAGCACTTTTTTGTAATTTTCCTATCTGACTATTACCAGCTCCTTTTTGATATGATTTTTTTGTATCATCAACAAAATTATTTACACTTGTTTTAGCTTGATTATATTTATTTTTAACACCTTGTCCTATTGAATTACCAACAAAATTGGCTGCACCTTTAAGACCTGACATTGATATTTCATCAAGTTCACTCATTGAATTATCATTAATCGGTTCTAAACTTTTTTCAAGAAAATTCCATACTACTTCGGGATTTCCAAGATTAGAATAATGAAGATTACCACTAACGTCTTTTTCTATGAATTTCCATTTGTTTATAACGCCCTCATAACCATTATTTATAGATTGATCTAAAACTTTATATTCATTCCACAATTCATCTTTCAACTTATAAATTTGATTTGGAATAGTATTTTCGTTAACTATCTTATCTAGAGACTTATCTTTAGTTTTTAGCTTATCAATAGCAGGATAATCTACACCACCATCATATTTATTAGGTTGTTCTTTTTCTGCTGGTTGATCACCACCTTTATCTAAGTATGCTTTATCATCAACAACAGGTACATCAAATGTTTCATTAATATCACTATTACTTTCTTTTATAATTGTTTTATTAACCTTTTGAAATATTTCGAAAAGTCTTTCCTTTGAACCACTTTGATTATGTACTTTCATTATTTTTTATATTTTTTATTCTCTGCAAGATTTAGGTTGAAACTTTGACCAATTTCTCTTGAATTATGTTTTGGTAAGTCATCGAAGTCAGCCATATATGAACCATCTTCCATTTTTTTAATTCCTTGAATACCATCAACTTCTCTTCTAGCTTGAAAAGAATTACCTTTCCACATATCATTAAGGTTATAATAAAAAGGATGAGAATCTTCTTTACGTTTCATCAGCTTTTCAACATTTTTAGGTTCACGTACCTCTTCTACATCTGAAGATAAAGTACCTATTTTACCATTAAGAGAGTTTACAGTATTTTCTAGCCCATCAATAACTGTTTGCATCTTCTGCATAGCCGAGATGTTAAGTTGAATTATTGAATTTTGTTTTTCTTCTACTGAAGGTTCTTGTGAGATTGGTTCTTCCATACCCATTTCAGGTGATATTCCTTCTGGTTCTACAGCAACATCAATACCCATCTGACCATCATCCGCAGCATTATTCATATTATCATTTGATGCTGGTTCTTCGATGGGAGGTGTTTCAGAACCCATGTCAGGTTCTTGTTCCACATTAGGTTCTTCTACTTCTGGTTCTGTTAAATCAGGCATATCATCATCTTCATCAATTCCACCAACTAATGAATAATTAGCTTCTGAAATATTAGATAATTTCCTCATTCTTATGAGTCTTTCATCAACAGTCTCTCTAATATTTGCCATTTTATAAATTAGTATTGCTCTCTAAGTAATTGTTTTCCATCTTTAGTGACATAGATAGGGTCAATACGTTCGACTAAACCTTCTCTTTGATTTATAATAATCTTTTTTTGATTATTATTATCTAATTTATTTTTACTTGATGTTGATATTTTATCATCATTTAAAAATCCTTCTAAAGCTTCTTCTTTTGTCTTTTTCATAATAATATATTTATTATAAATACTATGAAATAACTATTTTGACAATAATACTACTAGATATCTCTTTAGATTGTTATATCCACTAAAAATTTTATTATATTTTGCCAATATATCCCCATCCTGATCATTTATGATATTTTTGGGTTGTGAGATGTGAGATGTGTTAATAAATGTTTCAGATGCGTTTTTCATTCCGAAGAAGTCCCATTGATTATGGTCGATGCCATATATAGTGTTATCTCGTAAAACATACGTTATATTATTTTTATATATATAAATAGCATCTGTGTCAATACTACTAGTTTTAGATTTGTACCAATTAAGTATATTATTCTCATTAAATAATTTTTCTTGAACTGGGTCGATTGGTATGTAAGTATATTTAGACTCAAAGAAATATATTGGTACATTTCTAATAAACATATCAACACCCGTTATATGAGTAGATTTTTGCTCATTAAATGAAAATTCCCAATATAATTTATTTAATGATATTTTATTATTAAGAATAGATAATTTCGATATATCAAACATATCTATAAAGTCCACCTTCAATGAATTCCATCCAACAATAAGAGTTGGTAATGATTTATCAAATCCATTTAATTTTGACTCTTGGGTTGTTAAATAGTTTATATAATCTACTTTTGTATGATTTATAAGTGGCTCATTAAATATTATATTTCCAATCTTATTCATATATTAATTCTTTCAAAATTGACGTTATAATTTGTGATGAATTACCATTACCATATGGACAACTATGTTCAATTGGAATATAATTTTTTTCATGTAATTCAAATGCGTTTGATAAATCATTTGGTTTTCTTACTAGGTAACTTGTAAGTCCTAATGATTCAGGTCTTTCAGTTTCTTTTCTACAAATTAAACAAAACTTTTTAAAAAAACTACATTCTTCTTGAATACCACCAGAATCTGTTATTACTAACTTAGATTTTACTAAAATATTTAATAGTTCTGAATGATTTAATGGTTCAATAATACTAACATTCTTAAAGATATGTTTGTGTTTTTGTACATTAGGATTCGGATGTAATGGTATAATAAACTCTAGATTATAATATTTAGTTGCAAGTTTCTCAATTTCTTCGAACCACCTATCCATTATATCATGGTTTTCACGCCTATGCAAAGTAACTAATATTTTATCACCATATTCACACTTATCCAAATAAGGGAGTAAATTATCAAGTACAGTATTACCAACCACATATATTTTATTCATAGGTATTCCTTCATCCAATAAATTATCTGCAGCTGATTGTGTTGGTGCTAGATGTATATCTGTAATTCTAGATACTAATTGTCTATTAGCTTCTTCAGGAAATGGATTTTCAAAATCATATGTTCTTAGACCTGCTTCTAAGTGAATTATTTTCTTTTTATGGTGAAATGCTGATAATGCTAATGCTAATACTGATGTAGTATCACCTTGAACCAATACATGAGTTATTTCACTTAGCGTATCAAAAATATCATTAATATGCCAAAGAGTAGTTGCAATAACATTATCCAATCTATTAGTTGATAATTTATCACATTCATTTATATTAAGATTCATGACATTATCATCTTTTGGAATAATGTCATTATGTTGCCCAGTAGTCATTACCTCATATGGTAATCCTCGTTTCTTAAATTCATTAATAAGAGGTTTAACTTTTAGGTATTCTGGTCTTGTTCCGTAAGTGAATAGTATCATTGGTTTTGATATTTATTTCTATATAACATTATCTCATCACTACATATACCACCATGTGGAATATCTACATCATCATTAGTCCAATCAAATAGTAATATTATTTGTTGATAACTATATTGTATTATTTTTTTATTTGGATATGTCCATATAAAACCATGTGTTGTTAATGTATAATCATCTTCTTGATGCCAAAAACTATTTAACTCTAAATATGTTAATTCAAGCAGTGCTTCTAAATTTTTTGTATGACACCATAAAAACTCAGAATGTTTTAAAAGCCATTCAACATTAACTTCATATTGTGGTTTATCATGACCTAGAAAATATTTACAACTAGTATTAGTAGGTTCAAACCAAACATCAATTTCAACGTCAAAACCTTCATTTATTGCTTCTTCGATATACTGTGGCTGGTTTTCTCTTTCAGGTTTTTTACTAGTTAAATTACCTCTATGTGATATAAATTTCATTTTACTTAAAATTTGACTATTTAAAGTTTTGCCTAAATGGCTTATTGCATTTTGGACAAGAAGTACCTAAATAAAATCCGTCACTTATCGGCTCGCAACACTGTTCGCTTTGCCCTACAACATTTAAGAAATCCTCAATCCTTTGATTAACTCGTTTTAATTTTGAGTGATTTTCATCTTGATGGTAAATCAATTCTCTACGGTTGTATTCTTCTAAATTACGACCACGTTCTGAATCTCTCCAGTTTTCTCTTTGTGATAATCTTTGTTCGAGAATTGATTTTATGTTAGTTAAATCACTCAAGTTCATTGTTTTAATATTAAGTTCCATATAAATAAACGTTGTATAACAAGGTATATCTGAAATACCCTATTAAGGTTTGTGTTAATTTTAAAGTTCATCAAGAGTTCTCCCAGTCATAAATAAACATATCCTTACCGTTATGTGTAATACTAATCTTCGTCTTCGATTTGATTTTTCAAGTCAACTACAAAATCGAATAATCTTCCTTCAAAAATTAATTCACCACCAATAGGGTATTTAGATGTAATATTCAAAGCCTTACTTGTTTGAATAGTGGCATTGGAGTAATCACTGCTTATAGGCTGTATAATATGTTTATAAATTACATTACAATCTTCATCATTCTTATGTGTTGTTATTTCAATTCCATCAGGTCTATCAACCCACTCAGTTAGCCTTTTGATTATTTCTAAGCACATATTTCCCCAATTAAGTCTACCATCATGAAATCGCTCTGAATTATCAATATCACCACATATACCTTCTAAAATCGGTATAAATTCCTCTTTATGTGTATTTGCTCTAATATAAATTGTTGTTAGATGATTACCATCACTATAATTGAATTGTATTACACTATCAGTCATTTTATTAAATTTAAATTGTCTGCATTTCTAACCACCATTCAGGCTCACTGTTTTGCCAAGGTGTTTCTTTATCAATTTTTTCTGTTTGGGTCAGTATGTATTTCTTTAAGTTTTTCCATTTTTCAAGAGGCGTACTGCCCATAACATCACCTATTTATAATGCCTTTTCTTGACTTGGTTTATTTTCTTTTCCTTTCATCTTGGTGCTTATTATTATTTCGTATGTATATAATTTTGTTCTTTATTTGTTATTTAAAATTCAGTTAATTAAAACGCAACGTATCTTATCAAAGTCGTTAGCACCCATTTAAGATAGTCTTTATGGTTCTAAAGTCATCAAGTTCTTTTTTAAGTGCTTTTAATCCATCAATTTGCATTTCAAGGTCTGCTATCACTATTTCATTATCTGAACGCTTCATTTCTTTTTCAAGGTCAGTTGCAATTCGAGTTAATAAACGTGTGCTAACACCACCTATACGTAATGCCTGTTTTACTGATAAAGTTTCTTCATTTTCCATTGTTTCTGTTTTTAATTAAAGTTTGTGTGTAATTTCAAAAAGGCACTACGCATAGCCTTACCGTTATCGCCAATTAAAGACCGAGCATTTTCAATATTCCCGCTTGCAATTCGTCTGGTTTTGATTTTGATAAGTTATCAAATGAAGTGTTCGCTTTATT